AATTAAACAGGGTAGCATGCAAATTAAATTCTTTGCAGCTGATGCGTCAGTATTGACAGCACCCCAGAAAGCGATTACCTTCCCTGACGCTGAGATCAACTTCAACATGTCTGCTAATATGTTGAGCATGATTCAGAAAACTGCTTCTGTTCTACGTGCAACTGACTTATCTATTGTTGGTGATGGATCTACTCTAACGGTGCAAGTTGGAGATAAAAAGAATGCCACTGGCAACTCTTTCAGTGAAGCAATTGGTTCTACTGATAAGACATTTAAAGTTAATCTGAAGGTAGAGAACCTAAAGATGCTTCCAGGTGATTATGTAGTCAGTATTTCTAGTAAGAAAATTTCTCGTTTTAAAGGAACAGGTGATCTTGTATACTATGTAGCAGTTGAAGCAGATTCTACATTTGACTTTTAATCTGAGGATTGTATATTATGAATATTCGTGATGATATGTTTCTGTGGGTGGAGAAATACCGTCCGCAGAAAATTGATGATTGTGTTCTCCCAACTTCTTTGAAGACAACCTTCAAACAGTATATTGATCAGGGAGAACTGCCAAACTTTCTGTTCTGCGGGACAGCAGGAACAGGTAAGACAACTGCAGCAAAGGCACTCTGCAATGAGATTGGTGCAGAGTATCTTCTTATCAATGGCTCAGAAGAATCTGGTATTGATACCTTGCGAACCAAGATCAAAGGATTTGCATCAACCATCAGTCTAACTGATTCAAAGAAAGTTGTCATCCTAGACGAAGCAGATTATCTGAATCCAAACTCGACACAACCAGCATTACGTGCATTTATTGAAGAGTTTAGTAATAATTGTCGCTTTATTTTTACATGTAATTTCAAAAATCGTATTATTGAACCACTACATAGTAGATGTGCTGTTGTTGAGTTTAAAATTCCAACTGAAGAGAAGCAGAAAATTGCTGCTGGATTTTATCGTCGTGTAGCAGACATTCTGTCAATCGAACAAGTTGAGTTTGATCCAAAGGTTGTTGCAGAACTTGTAACAAAACATTTCCCAGATTACCGTCGCATTTTAAACGAACTCCAAAGATATTCTGTTAGTGGTAAGATTGACTCTGGTATTTTAATTAATATGTCAGAAGAGTCTTTTAAGAATCTTATCCGATTAATGAAAGAAAAAGATTTTACTGAAGTTCGTAAATGGATTGGGAAAAATTCTGACACAGACACTACATCACTTTTTAGACAATTGTATGATACTGCATCGATCAATATCGAATCAGCCAGTATTCCATCTCTTGTTTTAATCCTAGCAGATTACCAATACAAGTCCGCATTTGTAGCTGACCATGAACTAAATAATATGGCAGCACTCACTGAGATTATGGCTCAGTGTAAATTCAAATAAGGAAATGTAAATGGAATTTTTAATCCTTTTCTTTACTCTACTCGTAGGTATTAAACTTGGTTGGAATGCTAGAGAAAGACATGCTGTTCATAGTTTAAATAAATTATTTCAAGAAGCAGAACAAACCCAACTTGATAAAAGAATTATTATTAATGTAGAGCAACATAGTGGATGTTTTTATATTTTTAATAAAAATACTAGTGAATTTATGGCACAAGGTAAAACCATAGAAGAGGTAGAAAAGGCTCTTTTGTTAAAGTTTCCAGGAAAGCGATTTGCAGCTTCTGAAGAAACTATAAGGACTCTTTATAATGACCCCATTTGATTTTATTAATGCTATTAATTTCACAAAACAAAATCTATTCGAAGATAGTCAGGCAAAGAAAGATTACTTACCATTTATTGTGAATCGTGGTCTTTCGTATTTTCCAGATACGGTTCTTTATGCCAATGAGATGAATCGTAATTCTGGTATCCCAGAGGACTGGCAATTTTTCTTTTTACTAAATAGTATCTCAAAGAAGAAGAGATTCAGCAAATGGTCTAAGAAAGACCCAGAAACTGAGTCTCTTTCGCTTGTAAAAGAATACTATGGGTATTCGACTGAACGTGCGTGTGAAGCATTGAGTATTCTTTCGGATGACCAATTAGTTATGATAAAAGAAAAATTATATAAAGGTGGAAAATAATGACTGTCGAAATGATTTACTACGACTGGACTCCAGAATCCATGCTTGAGGTGACGCTACCAGAGCCAGACAACTTTCTGAAGATTAGAGAAACTCTGACTCGCATCGGTATTGCATCCCGCAAAGAAAACAAACTATTTCAATCCTGCCATATTTTACATAAGCAGGGTAGGTATTTTATCGTTCATTTTAAAGAGTTGTTTGCTTTAGATGGTAAGGAATCGAACATCACACAAGGTGATGTAGAGAGAAGAAATGCTATTGCAGGTTTATTGCAAGACTGGGAACTGTTAAAGATTCTAGATAATAAGCAAGCAGATTCTAAGGCATCATTGTCTCAGATTAAGGTGGTCTCTTATAAAGAGAAAAATGAGTGGGAACTTGTTCCAAAATATAACATAGGAAAGAAAGCAAAATGATTAAACTTGAATTGAGTATTGCAGAAGTTAATACTATTCTTCGTGTATTGGGTAAACATCCTTTTGAGGAAGTGGTTTCTCTGATCCAGAACATTAAAACTCAGGGTGACCCTCAAGCCCAAGCAGTTGCTGAGGCAGAAGCAAAGGCTGCTGAATTACCAAAGGCATAAATAGATTTGCATCCCTCGGGATGGGAACGTAAAGACTCTACTACCTTAGGAGCGTCTTAAGGCTGGCACTACGATAAGGTGTCCCTGTAACACAGTAAGCAGGATTAACCGCATTGCCTTCGGGGATGCATTTTAACTTACTCGCTTATTAAAGGAGCAAAAGCATGACTAGATTCATTCCATCTGTATTCAGCGATCTTTCAAACTTCGACAAGTTCTTTGTCGGGTTCGACGATCAGTTCAAACGCATGCAAACACTGCATGATGATTTGACTAAGAATATTCCCAACTATCCTCCATACAACATCAAGAAAGTTGACGAAAACAAATACGTCATCGAGATTGCTGTTGCTGGTTTCGCTCAACAAGACATTGAGATTGAGATTGATGGAGACAAGTTGATCGTTAAAGGTAACACTACCTCTGACGAGAAGGAAGACGCATTCCTATTCAAAGGGATTGCGAATCGTGCTTTCACTCGATCCTTTGCCCTTAACGATCATATCGAAGTTAAGGACGCTGAGATGTTCAATGGTATGCTAAAGGTTTTCCTTGAGCGTATTATTCCTGAGCATAAGAAGCCAAAGAAGATCGCTGTGAAAACAGGAAAAGAAAAACAGCTTTTAAATGAAAGTCTATAATGAATATTCTTTCCAGAATTAAATCATTCATTGAACGATTTAAAAAATATAAACACCGTAAGGTAAAGTAACAAGTTTAGGGGATCTTGGATCCCCTAAATATTTGTTATGAAAGCAAAAGTAACAAAGAACATGATCTCTTTCATCCCAGTGATGAGGGGTGAGTGGATATTTAAAATTTCTGTTTGGAAAAATAAACAAGTTTTAGTTATTGTACAACATCAATATGATGTATCAAAAATGTATGTTGAGTGCTTCCCAAATGAAGATTTAGCTGCAGATTTTATAGAAAGAGTATCTAGTGAGGAGTTATAATGAAACCTGGTAATATTGTGGTATTTAAATTGGTGAGTGGTGAAGAAATTATTGGTGAAGTGTTCAACACTTTCGACTTCACTGAAGAGATCAAAAACCCTGCAGTTGTTATGATGCAGAGAACTGAGCAAGGTATGGGTGTAGCATTAATGCCTTATCTTCCATACTGTGATGGTAATATAAGTTTCCATAAAAATGGAATCATTGCTGAAGGTGAGCCGAGCCAGAATATGCGAAATGAATATAACCGAATCTTCGGATCTGGTATTGAAATCGTCTCCGCATCAGCCCTAAATCTGGTTAAGTAAGTAAGCACTTACTAACCACTCCCCGAGAACCCTGTACTAGACAGGGCTAGAAAACCCTACTTTTTGTAGGGTTTTTGCATTTAAGTGTTGTCTTTAATTGCAACTTGATGTATAATAATGGTATAGAAAGTTGAAAAGGAACTTATATTATGATGCTCGTGATTTCTACTCAAGTGTATGAGAACTATGCCTGGAACGAAGACGGTTCCCTGGGTACAGGTGCTGATGCCTATTGGAAACCGAAGGGTGGTCGGGACTACAAAGTCCTGGGTGTTCCCCTCAACATCGACTACGAATCCGTGGTCGCTGCTGCTGGCGTCGAGGTAGCCAATGACGGCTACACCGAAACTGTTATCGGGTGGTCCATCGAGTCGGATGACTACATGAGTGAATTTGAACAACAACAGCTAGACTATATGGGCAAGATCGACTATCCTGAGCCTACTATGGAGTACAGCGATCTCGTAGCGAGGGCAGCATGATCCTTGTTAGAGAGGTTACGAACGACTGGGCTGGAAATGTTCGTCCAAATCATACCTATTTAATGGATGATAAGATGAATAAGGTTCTTGGATATTTTAAGTGGCACAACCCAAACGATTTTGAACTTTGCAAGTTTCCAATTACAATCGATAGACGCTATCGTAAATTCCAAATTTTGCAGACTGGTTATAAATTTGCAAACGAAACACCCAATACAAAGACTTGGGAAATTGCAGGATCAGGGAGCAACAAATATCTTGTCTCGCAAGATGATATGGGGTATAATTGTTCTTGTATCGGTTTCAAATATCATGGCAAGTGTAAACACATTGAGCAGGTAAAAAATGAATCTAAATAGTTTTTTCGAGAGTCTGGCGAACAATGCCTCCCGCAACTTCAAAATTGAGCAACTAACTGAGCACAGCAATAACGAAGTGTTGCGTGAAGTTGTTCGTCTGGCTCTCGATCCCTTCACTCAATTTTATCAGCGCAAGATTCCGATCTATCGCACAGACAGACCTAAGTCGCTAGAACTTTCTGATGCATTGAATATGTTATATGATCTGAGTTCCCGTGCTTATACTGGAAATGCTGCAGTTGCATATCTTACAGATATTCTTGAGCAGTGCACCGAACCGAAAGTCATTGAGCGCATCATTCAGAAAGATCTGAAGTGTGGTGTATCAGTTGCCACAGCCAATGATGTTTGGATGGGATTAATCAAAGAATACCCAGTAATGTTGTGTAGTGGTTTCGAACAGAAACTAGTAGATAAAGTAGAATTCCCTGCACTGGTTCAAACCAAGATGGATGGTATGCGATTCAACGCAATCGTTCGTGATGGTAAGGTAGAATATCGTTCACGCAATGGCAAAGAAATTCAGTTATTGGGAAATTTAGATGATGACTTTATTCGAATGGCAGGTGATGTTGATTGTGTTTTTGACGGTGAGTTACTTGTTGATGGTGGCTCTGGTGTCATGGATCGACAAAGTGGTAACGGCATTCTTAACAAAGCAAACAAAGGAACAATTTCTGCGAAAGAAGCTGCGATGGTTCGTGCGACTGTTTGGGATGTGATTCCCTATGCATATTTTGTGGATGGATATTGTCCAATTGCGTATGGAAAAAGATTTTCTTCTCTTGAGTTACTAATGGCTGATAGAAAACCGAAGAAAATTACACTTGTAGATTCAGTTGAGGTTGATAGTTTTGATCAAGCAAAAGTATTGTTTGAAGATCTGCTTTCTCAAGGTGAAGAGGGTGTTATCCTAAAAGATAAACGTGGTGTATGGGAAGACAAACGTGCTAAACATCAAATTAAAATGAAAGGTGAACTTGAATGCGATCTTAAGATTGTGTCAGTTGAATCTGGGACTGGTAAGTATGAAGGTATGCTAGGTGCTATCGTCTGTGAATCTGCCGATGGTATTATTAAAGTTAATGTAGGAAGTGGGTTTAATGATGATCATCGCAAGACGCTTAAAGAGAAGGATTTATTGGGCAAGATTGTGGCTGTTAAATACAACGCTAGGATTAAAAATAAAGCTGGTGAAGAAAGTTTGTTCCTCCCCATCTTTGTCGAAGTCCGCGAAGACAAAGATATCGCGGACACTTCTAAGGAGATAAAATGATTCTTGAAACACTTGTTAGAGCAAAACGCTATTTTGATGTTAATAATGAACGTGACATTGAGACAGCAAGACAGTTCTTTTTAACTTATAGTTGGAAGCATGAGGGCAGTTGTCCATTTACTTTGGAATACCCACACCTGACTATCCCAGATATGATTAAACATAAATTGATTCATAAATTTTTGGGAATCGAAGA